TATCTGACTAAAGAAGATGAGGGAACAATGATTCTATTTCCAAGTGCTTTGAATCATGTTGTTTATCCTCACCATGGCACTGATGAATATAGAGTTAGCATTGCTGGTGATGTTAGTGTAGATAGTCATAACTGTCTGGGACCAGTGATGATGACAAAGGAAAATGATGAACTTTATCCTCTTAAATAATGGAACTTAAAGATTGGTTGAATTCTATTAACCATACAAAAGAAGATTTGTCGGAGGATATGTCATCATATCCACCTTTTATTATAAACAAATGTCTATCTGGACATCTTGATTGTGTTCTTTTTGCTAATGAGATGAATAGATATTCTCATTTGGATAAAGATATGCAATATTCCTTTTATATAAATACTCTGAGAAAGCGTAAAAGGTTTTCTCCCTGGCTCCGAAAGGATAAAATTGAAGATCTTGATGTAGTCAAACAATACTATGGTTATAGTAATGAGAAGGCGCAACAGGCATTAAAAATTTTGTCACGAGAACAGATAGATTACATTAAACAAAAACTTGAAATTGGTGGAACATGACGAATACTGTTGAACCTCAGGTAACTTGGAATCCTGATATGATGATCGAAGTTATGTTGAATGAACCTGATGATTTTTTGAAGGTTCGTGAAACTCTTACTCGTATCGGAGTTGCTTCTCGTAAAGAGAAAAAATTGTATCAATCTTGCCACATACTGCATAAGCAAGGTAGATATTATATCACTCATTTCAAAGAACTGTTTGCTTTAGATGGCAAACATGCAAATCTTACAATTAATGATGTTCAAAGGAGGAACAGAATTGCAAGACTTTTGTCTGATTGGGGATTGATCAGTGTTGTAAACGACGATAGTATTATTGATATTGCACCTTTAAATCAAATTAAAGTTCTATCGTATAGAGACAAAAGCGACTGGGTTCTGGAACAGAAGTATAATATTGGATCTAAGAAAAAAACTGAGACTACTGAGTAATCAGTATGGAAGAAGAATATGACGTTTGGACATGTGATCTGACGATGGACTATGTTGGTCTACGTTTACTATATGATCACATTTGCTATGCAATAGAAGTTTGGCCAGGTGCTCCCAAGCGTCCTGTAGAAGAACAAGAATATCTTCTTCATTTAAAAACTCAGTTGGCAGCAATGATTTTTCAACATCAATATGATGAGGGTTAACCCTATTTAATTATTCGGTTAACACGGTTACTCTTTTTTGTAGTTTATGGTTAAATAGTAGTGGATGCCGTAAGGGTCCACACAACATAAACTCGCTTAGTAAAGGAGCTAAAACCATGGGTAACCTCATGAGATATACTGCTGCCGATCTTCCGCAAATTTTAGATCGGATTAATCGTAATAGTATTGGAATGGACGAATATTTTGATCGTCTGTTCAATGTACATGAATCATCCACCAATTATCCTCCTTATAATTTGATTCAAGTAAGTAATGTAGAATCTCGTTTAGAAATTGCACTTGCAGGTTTCAAAAAGGAAGAAGTAAATGTCTACACAGAATATGGAAAACTTTTTGTTGAAGGACAAAAAGAATCCAGAGAAGACACAAACTATGTCCATAGAGGAATGGCTCAACGATCTTTCACCAGATCTTGGACCCTCAGTGATGATACGGAAATTAGATCAGTTACTTTTGAGGATGGGTTACTGAATGTTCAACTCGGTAAAGTTGTTCCTGAGCACCATGCTCGTAAGGACTATCTATAAATAACTGCGGGGATACCCAAATATCGTCGCTGCATGGGCGGGATTGGTCAGAATCAATCCTTGCCCACTTTTATTTTTTACGTTATAATGAATTTAAAGGATTAAAATTATGACTGTCAAATTAGCCGTTATTAAAACGGGCGAACAAATTATTACCGATGTTGAAGAGATGACTTTACAAGATAAAGTTGTCGGATACTTTTTTAATAAACCTTGTATTGTAACTACAGGAACTCCAGAACTTAATGAAGAGACTGGGAGAACTGCTTTTGATATCAATCTGAGTCCTTGGATTGCTCTTGGTAAGGGATACAAATTCCCTGTTCCCTTGGATTGGATTGTTACCTTTGTAGATCCTGTAGATGAATTAAATACTATGTACCTTAGAGATATTCTTGGAGAAGAAGAAGATTCTCAAACAAAATCGATGATTGTAACTGACGGATGTGAGGACTGCTGAGATGGAACCAAAAGTAATTATCTTTCAAACTGGTGGAACACTGATCGCTAAGTTGGAAGAAGCACCTTCTGCTGACCTGGGAGAACCAGATTGCATTTTAGTACAACCTTTTAACATTGTTGGAGATGGAACTCTTCAACCATGGTTGGGTGAACTGACCTCTGAGAGCAAATTCAAGATTCATTCTGATAAGATCTTGACCATTGCCGAACCTACTGATAGAATCAAGGAACTGTACAACAGTTTGACTAAGTGAGATTCTATACAAACGTCCAAATGATCGGGGACCAATTTCTCGTTCGGGGATATGAAGACGGTAAGAACTTCATGATCCGAGAGAAATATTCCCCGACTCTTTTTGTTTCTTCTAATAAGAAGACTTTTTATCGGACGTTGACTGGTGAATATGTTGAACCTATCAAACCTGGTGGAGTTCGTGATTGCAGAGAATTTATCAAAAAATATGATGGTGTAGAAAACTTTAATGTTTATGGTAATGAGAGATTTATTTACCAGTACATTTCAGACAATTATCGAGAAGAAGAAATAAAATTTGATATTAGTAAGATAAAACTGACAACGATTGATATTGAGGTTGCGTCTGAAAATGGATTCCCAGATGTAGAATCTGCTGCTGAAGAAGTTCTATTGATTACTCTTCAAGACTATACGACAAAAGAGATTATTACTTGGGGACAGGGACCATTTAAACTAAAGCAAGGAAATCATTATTACAAACAGTTTAACAATGAATATGATTTGTTGAATGATTTTATTGCCTGGTGGATCGACAACACTCCTGAAGTTGTCACTGGATGGAATAGTAAGTTATACGATATTCCATATTTGGTTCGACGTATTGATAGGATTCTTGGTGAGAAGTTAATGAAGCGACTATCTCCTTGGGGTCTTGTCAGTGAAGATGAGACTTACATTGCTGGTAGAAAGCATATCTCTTATGATATTGGAGGCATATCTCAGTTAGATTATCTTGATCTTTATAAGAAGTTTACTTATAAAGCGCAAGAGTCTTATCGTCTGGACTATATTGCGAGTGTGGAACTTGGACAGAAGAAGTTGGATCACAGTGAGTTCAATACTTTTAAAGATTTTTACACCAATGGGTGGCAGAAGTTTGTAGAATATAATATAATTGACGTGGAACTTGTTGACCGATTGGAAGACAAGATGAAACTTATTGAACTTGCATTGACACTAGCATATGACGCTAAGGTTAATTATGAAGATGTGTTCTATCAAGTTCGTATGTGGGATACTATCATTTATAACTACTTAAAAGGAAGGGGTATTGTTATTCCTCCTAAAGAGAAGTCTGACAAGAATGAGAAGTACGCAGGTGCTTATGTCAAGGAACCGATTCCTGGAAAGTATGATTGGGTGGTTAGTTTTGACCTTAACAGTCTCTACCCTCATCTTATCATGCAATACAACATCTCCCCAGAGACCTTACAAGATACTCGACATCCTTCAGCAACCGTCGAGAGGATTCTAAATCAACAGGTCACTTTTGAGATGTATAAGGACTATGCTGTCTGTGCAAATGGATCCATGTATCGTAAAGATGTTCGTGGATTTTTACCTGAACTAATGGAGAAGATTTACAATGAGCGTAAAATTTTTAAGGGGAAGATGCTCACGGCGAAGAAAGCGTGGGAAAAGACACCTACTAAGGAGTTGGAGAAGGAAATTGCGAGGTGCAACAACATACAAATGGCGCGGAAGATTCAACTGAACTCTGCTTATGGTGCTATTGGTAATCAATACTTTAGATATTATAAACTTGCTAATGCAGAAGCAATTACTCTGTCGGGTCAAGTTAGTATTCGTTGGATTGAAAACCGAATGAATCAATACTTAAATAAAATATTGAAGACTGAAGGCGAAGATTATGTTATTGCTTCTGATACTGATTCTATCTATCTCAACATGGGTCCTTTTGTTGACCGTGTATACCAAGGAAGAGAAAAAACTACTGAAGGCGTCGTTTCGTTCCTTAATAAAGTGTGTGAGGTGGAATTTGAAGATTATATTGAAAGTTCTTACCAAGAATTGGCAACCTATGTAAATGCTTATGATCAAAAAATGGTCATGAAGCGAGAGAATATTGCTGAACGTGGTATTTGGACTGCTAAGAAGCGATACATTCTTAATGTATGGGATAGTGAAGGTGTTCGGTATGAAGAACCTAAACTCAAGATGATGGGTATTGAGGCAGTCAAATCATCTACTCCTGCGCCTTGCCGTAAGATGATTAAGGATGGTCTCAAACTGATGATGAACGGAACTGAAGAAGATGTTATTGAGTTTATTGATAACTGTCGTTCCGAGTTTAAAAAACTACCACCAGAACAAATTGCGTTCCCTAGATCAGTATCTAATGTCAACAAATATCATGACAAGGCAATGATCTATACAAAAGGAACACCCATCCATTGTCGTGGTGCTCTTCTCTATAATCATTACATTAGAGAGAAGAAACTTACTAATAAATATTCACTCATTCAAAATGGTGAGAAGATCAAGTTCTGTTATTTGAAGGAACCAAACCCACTTCATGAAAATGTAATCTCTTTTATACAAGAGTTTCCTAAAGAACTAGAACTTGACAAGTATATTGACTACAACCTACAATTTGAAAAGAGTTTTGTTGAACCATTAAAAACTATTCTCACCGCTATCGGATGGAGTGTTGAGAAAACAGTAAACCTTGAACTATTTTTTGCCTGATGGAACTACCTATTGATGATAAAGAACTTGGCACTATTGTTAGTGCCCTTCGCCTTGGTGGTGATACTTCTCTCTATCAAAAACTAAAGTTGATGAAAGAAATTCGTGAGCAGTATCCTGGAGGTGCTTACAAAAAAATTGCCCGTGAACAGTTTGGATTTGTGATCTAATGGATTTTTTAAAAGATATTGTAAAAGAGATTGGTGATGAATACACACAACTCGCTGCCGATATTGACGAGACTGAAAAATATGTGGATACGGGTTCGTACATTTTTAACGGACTCGTTTCAGGCAGTGTATTTGGTGGTGTATCTGGGAATAAGATTACTGCCATTGCTGGCGAGTCTAGCACTGGAAAAACTTTTTTCAGTCTC